AGGGCCATACATGGGGTTGTTTTGACTATTCTCAGCAAGAGCCTAGGTTGGTAGTGCATTATGCTGCTTTGTATAAATTACCCTCTGTATATGACGTTGTTGATTCTTATAGCACAGACTCCAGCGCAGACTTTCACCAGACTGTTGCAGATATGGCTGATATACCTAGATCACAGGCTAAAACTATTAATTTAGGATTATTCTATGGTATGGGTAAAGCTAAATTACAGGCAGAGTTAGGTGTAACAAAAGACAAAGCTGCAGAATTATTTAATACATATCACTCACGTGTACCTTTCGTAAAACAATTGATGGACAAGGCATCTAACAGAGCACAGGATCGTGGACAAATAAGAACGTTGCTGGGTAGACTATGCAGGTTTCACCTGTGGGAGCCTAATAGTTTTGGTATGCACAAAGCCATGACTCACGAAGATGCACTCAGGGAACATGGACCGGGGATCAAGAGAGCTTACACATACAAAGCTCTCAATAAATTAATACAAGGTTCTGCTGCTGACATGACAAAGAAAGCAATGTTAGAATTATACAAAGAAGGAATCATACCGCATATACAAATACATGATGAATTAGATATATCTGTACAAGATGAATCACATGCTAAAAAAATTATTGATGTGATGGAAAACGCTGTTACACTAGAGGTTCCTAACAAAGTTGACTATGAACATGGGGACAACTGGGGTGAGATACATGGGTAATTATTATGGCTTTTTTAAATGCAAATATAACACCAGAGTACGCACAAATACGTAGAGAGTATTTATATGATTGTAAAAAACATCATGGAGAGGTTGAAGACTGTATTATATTTGGTCTTAGCGCTCTGTCGGGCCGTGCTATCCTATGGCATGCAATTATGGAAAACGGTGCTGTCTTTTACCGTCTTCCGATATCTGCTTTCATACAAAGAGGTTTTAACCCAGAGGAAGTTCCTAGACGTAGACTTGACGAGTTAGAGTTATGGAATTCTTTTAGTTATTATCCTGCTGTCACTCATTGGTCTATCTTAAGCGGAGCAGCCGGTAAATATATTGGCAAAGATAAGAAATGGCATCACGGTAATTACCTATTTACCGTTGACTTTGCACACCCAGAGAGTAATATACTAGACACCGATCATTCGGAAATACCGCACGAACACAAGTGCGCTCACATAATTGCATTAAACGATGGTAATTATGCGGCTCAGCCAAACAATAGATGTATATGGGACCTACCTTCTTTTACAGTTAAGGATAATATTCCTGACTGGAAGGTACAGACTAATGAATGGAATGTAGAGGATACAGGTCAATGGAAAACAGAAGATACTGATAATTTCTTTTACGAAATTGAGGAGAAAAAAAATGATTGAAAAATGTAAAAATATTTGTTGCAAAATTTGGGAAAAAATTAAAAGCTGGTTAACTAGATAATGGATTTAGCAGCATTATTGAAAAAAAATTTTGTATTAGTTCCGGTCGTGGCATCGATCTTGGTCGGAACTTTTACTGGCGTTAAGTATGTAGTTAATCTTACAGACACTATCAACGGAAACAAAGCAGAGATAGAAAAATTACAAACTATGAGTATAGAAAATATTAATAGAGATATGAAAGTATTAACTGACAATGTAAACACAGTTATTGCAAAATTAGAAAGAGCAGAAGGGACCTGGGAGATGGCGGAAAACTTATACGAAGTTCTAGCTGATAAAGTTAGACAAATGGAATACGACATCAAAGACTTAAACAGAGAAATAAATTATTAGGATGAACTATGGAGAGTGCCAGGATGGATTACAGATTTACAGCCATACTAATAATTATGTTAGTTCTTCTAGCTATCTTCGGTAATCCAAATAAAGCACATAGTCGTAATGAATACCTTAACGATGGTAATACCCGGTGTGGTGAAGTAGATGTATCTGTATCTAATCGTGATTACGAATATGATAATTATGATCGTAGTTGGAATGAAAGCAACTCTCAAGAATTAAGATTAACATTTAGAAAATATTTAGGCACAGATTGTAAAACTTCAAAAGAAAATGCAGCCATAAAACAACAATTAGAATTAATGAAAATGTGTAATAAAGTAAATAGAAACCCTAGTCTTGCA